AGGATCTCTAATAAGATCTCCATACATTTGCCTGGCATCTTTAACTGGTGGTAACTTTTTAAGGTCCCCCAACATTTGTCTGGCATCTTGAACAATTGGTAATCCTGTTACTGATCCTGAAAGGTCCCCTCCCATTTGGGCTAGATCACCTACAAATCCTCTTCTTACATCTTCACCAGGATCTTTTCTTAGAGGTCTACCTGGTTTATATGGTCTATCTGGCTTTGGTGTAAAATCAGGATGAGCTCCAGTAAATGTTCCCCCTCCACTTGGTCTACTATGCCATGGTGCGTGAGTCATTACGCCACCCTCTGGAATGCTTTGTTCGTGCTACGGTTTTTGCGAGCTCTATTTGACGCTGCGGCACTTTTTCGTACCGCAGCAGGTGTCATCAAATATGGATCATTAGTTCTTGCTAAATCTTCTTGCCAGCCCATTTACTATACTCCCGGTATAAGTATTATTTTAAGAACCACGAGAACAACGATGACGATGATACCGGCCTTGATCCAGTCCTTCATTCCCCATTCGTTCCACTCCTTCAGGTGGTTCCAAATATCTTTCAATAACTTCATATTTCCTCCTAATGTATTGTTGGTTTGTATTGCTCAAGCATTTCTTCCATAGCATCGAAACTATGAACAATACTTGCGAATATATGCGCCGTGTCCCTTGGACCGACGGCTTCAACATAAAGGTTTCTTGTAACGGCCATTAAAGCGCTTGCAACCAACAGCTTATCGTCATCGGTTTTTATTTGCCCCCGAGCGGCCTTTTCCAAAGCTGTCATGGCGTCATTTATTTTGACTATTTTTTCGTCCATTCATTTTCTCCTTCATTACTGCAATTCTCTCGGAACTTCGGATTTTTTTGTTTTCACGCAAATCCTCCATGTTTTGCCTTATCTCGTCAATTGTCTGTTTAGTGTCCTCTTTTATAGCACCAAAACTTTCCTTTGCAAGTGTTTCTTCCATCTTGCCTTTCATCTTGTCGCGTTCAAGGTCAAGTTTTTCAGCTTCTATTCCAATGTCAGCCATAAGCTTGTTGTCTTCCACTTCGCCTTTCATTGACACTTCCGCCGCCTTCAGGTCGATCTCCTGCTGTTTCAGTCTCACTAATGGATCCTGTGCCATGTTGCCGGCTTTTTCCTGTTCCTGCTTGGCCATTTCAGCGACCATTGTAGCTTCCAGTTCAGCGATTTTCGATTCCTTTTCATTCATGAACTGCTGCTGCGCCTGTTGCGCCTGCTGTGCCATTTGAGGATTCTGCTGCGCCTGCTGCATCAGTTGCTGAATTTGCTGCTCCTGCTGCTTCATTTGCTGTTCAACCTGCATAGCCGCTGTCAGAGCAATGTGCTCCATGACGTGCGCTTCCATCATCGCGTAAAGCTGCGGGTTAATCTGAACCATGCGCGTGAACATGAACTCGCCGTGCGTGTCCATGTGCGCCTTGTGGTTCTGGTCAGGAAATGCCTTTGGATTCTGTCCTTTCATCGCCATTGAATTTTCCATCGCCGGACTCATTGGCTGCGGCTGTTCCGGATCCGGTTTAAGTATTGCGTCAATGTTATCCACATCCAACGCCTGATAAACTCTTCTGTACGCTTCACGTATGTTATGTAATGCCGGATTGGCCATTGCCATCTGCAACTGCTGTTGCGCCAGCATGACACGCTGTGACATTGAAAATATGTTTGGATTGGAAACTGGAAGTATGTCAACACGGTCATCGAAATCACTTTGCTTGATCGTTCGATTTCCGCCTTTCACCATGTAGGGATATTCCTGCGGAAGGAACATCTTGATGCAACGCGCTAGAAGATTGAATTCAACTCCCTGTGCGTAGTGCAATCGCTTGTGTATTGCGCTCATCACTTTTGTTCCGCGTTCCAGTAAAGCAAGTGTCGTTCCAACTGGATTCTGCTCGTTCCCCTCGCCCATTTTCATATCGGCGATAGCCGCGAATGATTTTCCCGCGTCAACGCAGAAACCCAGCAACGCAAACAGAACCTGTGAAGGTTCCTTGTATGGTAATGGCAATAGTGATTCTTTTATTGATTGTCCTGTAACATCCACATCCCTGAACTCACCCGGTTGCAATGGCTCATCCTGATCACGTATGCGCATGCCGCGTGCCTTGAAACCTGCTGGAAGGTTCGCGAGTGTACCAGCATCAATTAATTGCCGCAAAACACTTGTTGCTGTTCGCGATAACCCTCCAAGCATGTGTATTAGACCAAAGCCGTAAAACCCCAGTCCTGGGAGGAACTTGTAGTGTGTAAAATAGTCAATCCTGTTTTTTACCTGATCCTGTTCAATCCAGTTTCTCTTGATGGAAAGAACCTTGGTTGAAAACTGGTCAATTGTAATAATGTATGGAAGCTTGATTCCGTCTTGGTCCTCGAACCCTGGAATATCGGCAGCGACGTGTATTTCCAAAAGTGAATGCTCGTCATCGTCCTGCGGTGTCGTGTCGCTTGTTCCCTGGAGCTCGTCCACCTTGGAAGGAACATCGCTTGTCGTTGAAACGGATCCGGACGTAATTGGAATGTCGCGATAGAATCCGCTTACCTGCTGTTTCCTCAGTTCATTGGAATCCACTTTTGTGACATGCGTAATTCTAACCGCATCTTCCAGCGAGGAAGCCATGTAGTTAACAACGCAGTCCTCGGATGAAATGAATTTTGAAACCGGTCTTTGTAAAAGTGAATCATAGTAGGTTTTCTTGAATGCCGAACCTGATAAAGGAAGATAGAATAATAACTGATCCATGTCAGGGTCATATTCCTTCATCACGTGCGTCAACTGGTAGTTCATGTAATCCTTGACACGCTTTGCCTGTTCCTCCACTTCTGGAGTTATCTCCCCAACAATTTCCGTGTTAACGGGTCCTGCAGGGGGAAGTAATTCCTTGTACGCCTGTGCCTGGAACTGCGTTACCGATTCCGCCAGCAATGGATGAACGACTCCTGCCGCACCCTCGAAAGGCTGCGTGCGGTCCTCGTACTTGAAACCAAGCATGTCCAAACCTTTTACGTACGTATCTTCCCAGTCCTTTCTTGATTGCCTATCTGATTCATACGCCGCAACCAGCTTGTTGGATAATTTCTGGAGATCGTTCTCCTCAATAAAATCCGCCAGGTTTGCGTTGAATGGAATTTGTGACTGGTCTATTGGAGCGTTCGGATCAAAGTTAACATCGGCTCCTCCGTCTGGAAGACCTTGAATATCAACATCCGGTTCAAAGAGATTGTCCTTTTCCGGAACCTGAACGTCCGTCGCCCTTTCATTCGCGCCGACGTCAACGCCGGCACTCGCCAGTGCGTCAATTGCTTTTTCTATGCTGCTGTTTGGTATGGGTCTCGTCTTCGGTGCCATTGTACTATCCTATCATAAAACCGGAACAACATCAACAAAAGAAGGACGATATATAAAACCACCCTCCGCCTTGTACATGTCCACTGATGCCTTTACCGGTTCTTTCTTTAAGTTAATTATTGGAATCTTCGCCCATGTATTTCCATCCCCATCTTTAATGTTTGTTGAGGAAAATTCAAGGTCTAAATTCTTAGCCACGTTTTTCATTCCTGATACGGCGATATTGTCGTAGAATCCGCGGTTTCCTTTCGCGATATCCGCACTTGCGCCTACTGCGTGATTCTTCGCCTTTCCGCTAATAATTGCCACACTATCAAATCCTTCCTGCGTTGCAAGGTTTATGAGTGTCTTGATTGCAATCTTCGCCTGATTCTCCGATTTCTTCCATGGCCCTTCCGGGAAGACTTCATCTTTTTTCGGATCCTGTGCATCCATTATTGTTCTTTCTGCTTTTGTAATTTGATTGCGCAAAGCCTCTCGCTTCACTTTCAGCCTTTCCATGACAGTCACTGCCGATGGATCCGTGTGCCCCGTAATCTTGTCAATCTGATCCGATACCTTCACCAAATCATCCTTCAGTTTTTTAACCTGGCTCAATGAAAAAGTTTTATTTATGAATTCGGGTTCATCCTGCCTAGCGGCATACGTAAACGTATCCGGCTTCTGCTTCGGCTTCTGGTGCATGTCGGACTGAATCTCCTCGATGAGAAAAACCCTTTTTCCCCTTTCATCCACGCGCTCGGAGGCACGCAGCCAGAATACGGGGTTGTTTCCCTTTGGGTTCGTGAAATGCCCCTCGCCAAACTTGAATCGCGGCTCATTGGCGCGCATTCCCTTTGGATTGGGATTGTAAGTAAACGGAATCTCTATGTACCCAGTTCCGCCTTTCAGGAACTGCGCACCTTCGTGCCCAACGCCTGTCTTGCCCATGTAGAACCCCTCACCCTTTTTTAGCCTTCTAAATCTGTTGACAAGGTTCTGCGTATAGAACGGAACCTTGACATTGCCAAAACCGCTCTCGACGACATTTTCAATGCCGTAGGCTTCCTTTATAATATTGTTAATGGTCGCTGTGATCTGCGGATCCAGCTCCGCCCACGCGCCTTTGATGTCCCTTCCCGTTCGATCAGATATTTCCTCCGCGAACTTCACAATGTTGGATCTTAGCCTATCCCCGATTATGTCCTGCGGCTTGTTTCTCAGTTGCCGAAGTTCCTCTAATTCACGCGTACCGGCAGGAAGGTCACCCAAATAACCTCTACTACCACCGCTTTTCTGTCCCGTCAAAAATGACTGAAAGTCCTTCCAGCCCTTCTCGAAAGGCTCCATTTGCTGAATTTTGTAGCTAATTACTGGTTTGTTGTTCTTGTATTGCGCAATAAGGTCCGATTTCGTGATTGGAGCGTTGTTTTTCCACTTTTTGGTGCCCTCGTCCCACGCGCCTATGTTTTTAAGGAGGTTTCCAAGTCCGAATTCATGCAATTCTGTCTGTGAAACGCCTTTTTTGGTCAAATATCCCAGCCATTGCTGCGGGGTCATCTTGTCCTGCACCGCACCTGCTATTTCAAGGTCTGATTTCAAATGAAAAACAGGTGTCTGTCCTTCAGTCTTGATCGTTCCCTCTATTTTAGCCCCTTTTTTCGTCTTGTCCGTTATTTTTATCCCTGAAACGGCGTCTGACATGATTGGGGGTGGTTCAACCTTCTTGAAAGGGTTCTTGAACTTTGGTATTGACATAGCCAGTTGGGTATAATCCTCCATTCCCGCTTCAGCGGGATTAAGTTCCGGTACTACCGATTCCATTTCCGTAAATTGCGCCATATCTCCTCCGTATGCCATGTTTGGACGTACAAGTCCACCTTCTTCATGTCCTATAGGCTTCATCCAATATCCATCTTTAGATTTTTTTAATTTACCATCCTTTATCAAGTTATAAGGAGCATTTTTTAATTTATAGGATTTTTTCACATCCTTTAACATACCACTAAATTCATTATCGTATCTTTTACCAAAATATCTAAATGATTGTTTAGCTTCATCCCAAATAGCGGATTCCAATCCTAATTTAGTCATGTCTTCCTTAATGTTATCAATATGAGAATCAGCCTCCTTCATATCCTCCAGCATTCTTTTTTTTGGTATCTTTTTTTCTCTCCACGCCTGCTGGATGATCTTCTTTTCCGTCAGCCATCTAAGCAACCTGTTTTCATAATGCTGATGATAAGTTTGGTTTCTTATGACATTGGTGACAATACCTTCTGACTGGGTTGTAAAGCCACTTGGTTGATCGCCGAAAAAAACTTTTTTACCAGGAGTTTTAAACTGCACCTTGGGAAGATATTTTTCAGGAGTAACAAAATCAGGATGAATAAAAATGGGCTGCCTATAGTCTCCTCCAGGAACGATCTTCTGTTCAGTCATACTACGATTAACTCCTCTTTTTACATAATCATCAACTGATCGTGGAAAATCCGCGAAATTACTTTCAAAATGCCGTATGGTAGGATCTTTCAGCTTTTTAACACTTTCTCTGAGTTCATTTCCTTCAGGACGCAAAAATCTTTGCTGCACATGAGCCGGTGCTATGGAAACATCCGGCGACGTTTCTGACTTTTTCAGAGTGCCTATATAATTATCCATGACCAAATCCTCACGAGTTTTACCCGTGCTGGTTACCGGCTTTGTTCGATATTCCTTCCACTGTTTAGGGATGTTCCACTTAG